ATATTCTCTAACTGGGGTAAGTGCGTGGACATTTGGGCTCCAGGTAGCGCAATTGACGGGTTGAATAAGTTGGGTGATCCTATGACTGCAAGCGGAACAAGCCCAGCAACGGCACTTGTTTCTGCTGCTATTGCTTACATTGCAGACAGAGATGAATCAACCACGATGCAGGCAGCGCTAACGATTATGAAGGAAAGTAGCGACATCATCATCATTGATGGAAGAACTAATGGGGTAAAACCATATGTTCTCTGGGTACGTGATGTCCCTTATCCCTGGATTAGAACCGTCTACCCGTCTTCACTGAACTAAAGTAGAACTGGCTTCCAGATAGATCTGCGGCATAAACCAAAGCATCTACAAGGTCATCATGCTCGCCATTTGGAAAAGCCCCCATCTCTGCCTCAAGGTCCGAGATCCCTGGTCCTCCCTTAAGGTGGAACACCTTCCCTGATTCGTATCGGGCAGCCAGACCGCGTGCGCGCGTGACCTTATCCTTGTCGGGTCGCACGGGTCGGGCGGGAAGATTAGTTGTCCCCAGAACTTCGCGAACAAACGTGCTCTGATGCTGCACAGATTCAATGTTTACTGACTCAAGGTTGCGAGAGCCATCATTTGCTCGGTTCCCGTTTGGAATAAGATATTCCGGCCAGAGAAGCCTTGGGCCACCCTCTTCGCAGAGCTCACCATTGTTGTCAACACCCGTTAGCCATTTCTTGTGACCCTCGGCTAATCGTGCCTTCCACGCTCCGATAACGTAAAGATTGTGGTCTGCATCTTCAACAACTTCAACAGCGGTTGTATAGTCGCTTCGTTCCGAGGCAGAGGAGGCAAGGTCAACGCCTACTCGATGAGCGCCGTCTGGGACCTTATCTACATAACGAAATGAGTCGTAGCGGAAGATGTTGCCGCCCATTGATGTGACGTCGTTTTGGAACTGCAGCATGAAGATGGGTGTGCCTAGTTCTTCTTTCTTGCGATCCATGTCGGCAACCGTATACATCTCCGACCAGAGGATTTTCCCATCCTCAACTGCTCTTCGCAGCATGACCGGGGTGCCCTTCGTGGCAAGCCCTGCGTAGAAATCGTCCTCATGCCATCGCGTGCCGATATACCAACGCTTAGCTCCCGGAACAAGCATTGGGTCAACAACTTGCCAATAGGTGTCTGAAGCCTTCTGGCGCTGCACAGCAGTGGCGTTCTCCTTCATGCCAACCATGTCGTCTCCAATAAGGATGTCCAAACGAGCGCCTGGCTTGATAGAGCCAAGGCCGTCTGCAAAACAGGTAGCGTCCTTACCCATAGTTGCACCCTTAATCGTCCACACTTCGTCAGTCCACTTGGGTCCAGCCACTCCGCCCTGAGCCCACTCAAAGATCTCAGCAAAGTGAGGTGACTCAATGATCGCCTTGATTGCCCGAGAACGGGCAAGGGCGTCAGAGAGCACGGAAGTCAAAATGCCAACACGGATCTTCCCCTGATTAACCCCAATCAGACGAGCAACGCGATGAATTAGTTGCGTAGTCTTGGCATGACCACGAGGCATGAGCACAAGCGCGCGATCATTCTTGTCTAGGAATCTCTCCATCTCTCGGAGGTGCTTGGGGAAAACAAGGTTGGAAACGTATTCGGCAAACGCCGCGTCAGACGTCTTTGCTCGTTCCCTCAACCACTGTCGGTACATCTGGCTGTCCATCCGGCTCCTCCTCTAGTGCTTCTGCCCAGTTGCGAAGGCGCTTTGCAAGGTCTTGACCGCTTAACTTATCAACTGGATGCTCAGACAATTGCATCTGGAGCGGACCGCCGTTTGGGCCGCTTACCTCAGTCTTCTGTGCCTCAAATGCGCCAGTAAGCTTGGCAAGGCGATCCAGAACCTCAAGCTGAATCTTCAGGAAGGCTGCCTCCCCAGAGATAGACTTGCCCTTTACCGCCCTGTGTCCGGAAGAGGCGAGCTTGGCGATCAGGTTTGCCCGCTCAATCAATTCCAGTTTGCTCTCGGCAGACCCAATCCCTTCGTCAATCCACTGTTTGCGGATCGTGGTGATGTGGCGCCGAACCGTATCTGGGCGAAGATCTACTACAACCGCGATTTCGTCTACGGGTACGCCCTGCAGCAGCAAGTTTTTGATGCTTGCCATCAGGCGATCTTTGTCTTCATTTGACCGTCGTCCAACTTGTCCCATGTAACAATCTTATCATAGAATCTGGTCTTTACTGCAAGTTGCAAACTTTCTGCACATGATCTACGATCAAAACATGAAGAACACAGCACAAACCCATAAGTTCCGCGAGGCGCTCATCTCTGAGATGCGCCGAACTGGCATGTCTACCTATGAACTTGCCCGGCAATCTGGTTGCAGTCACGCGGCAGTTCGTGCGTGGATCAACGGAAAGTCACTGCCAAACTATCAAAGAGTTGCCCTTTTGTCTGAAATCTTTGGATCTGAGCGGATCAAGCACATTGGCATCTCCGCCCTTGAGCGGACCTGCGAGTTCTGTGGCAAGAAGTTTGTCACTATCTCCTCTAAGCGTGGTCCAGCAAAAACGTGCGGTTCGGAGTGCGCCAAGATGATCAAGAAAACTGGATTACGTCCAAAGAAGGAGATTCCAGTTTTTAACGCTATCGCAAGCTACTGTGTGACCGATTGTGAGTTTGGCGAATCTGGCTCATGCCGCAATTCCTCATGCTATTTAGCGCCGTTTACGCCACTACCATTTGCTGAGCCCACCATGCAGACCCCACGTGGCAAGCGGCAAATGTCTGCAGGGGATAAACTAAAGCGATCAAAATGGGCAAAAGCATACTTCGCCAACCCAGAAAACCGCGCCAAGGTTGCCGCCGCAACAAAAGAGGCTCTGGGGAATAGATCTAAAGAGCAAAGCGAGGCTCACGGCAGGGCAATTTCCCGTTTTGCCGAGACAATGAGGAATGGCCAGGAGTAGTCAAAACCGTAGAAAGTTGCCCTATGGAGTGCAATAGTCCGAGGCGTTAGAATACCGCAATGGCACTTGCTACTTATGACATCGCTGCCGACCAGGGGTCTGATTTCTCTACCGTTATTACCTATTCTGACGATGCCGCCGCCCTAGTAAACCTCACTGGCTGCACAGGGCGTATGCAGGTCCGAAAGTTTGCGGGCTCACCAGCGGCAAACATTACGCTCACTAATGGCTCTGGCGTTACGCTCGGTGGAGCTGCCGGAACGATCACAATTACAATTTCTTCAGCAGCGCTCTCGCAGGTTCCCGCAGGAGCCTATGTTTACGATGTTGAGATTGTTGATACGTCCTCAAAGGTACTCAAAGTTATTTCTGGAAGTTTCACCGTTAGCGCGGAGGTCACTCGATGAGCCCAGTAACGGTTACCGCAGTCAACCGAAATGTTTCCGTAACAGGAAAGACTGGCTCGCTGGCAATTACCAGCGGAGTTTTCGTTGCAAACCCGCACGGCACGTATACCCATACGCAGACTTCTGCTTCAGCAACATGGACAATTACTCACAATTTGAATTGTTTTCCATCTGTAACAATTGTAGATTCGGCAGGTACTGTGGTAATTGGCGATGTCTCGTATACTAACGCAAACACCCTTGTAGTGACATTTGTCGCTGCCTTTGGCGGCAAAGCCTACCTAAACTAGGGAGAAGAAAGTGGCAAAGTTCCTTACTAACCTAGATCTTCAGAAAAATGAGCTCCAGAACGCTACGATCCAGAACCTTGCCACGGCCCCAGCAAGCCCAGTGCAGGGTCAGGTCTACTACGACACTGTTTCTAACTTAATCAAGCTATATAACGGTACGGCGTGGGTAACGCTCTCAACCGGCGCAGGAACCGTCACGGCGGTTACCGGCACTGGTGCAATCTCCTCAACCGGCGGCACAACCCCAGCCATCAGCATTGCTGACGGCACGACAAGCGTTAAGGGTGCCGTCCAACTTGAGAACTCGTACTCAAGCACCTCAACGACAACCGCTGCAGTCCCTGCCGCAGTTAAGGCTGCGTACGACCTAGCCGCTGGTAAGGCAAACCCATCTGACACAACCTTTGTTGGTACTACCAGCGTTGCGCTCAACCGCTCATCTGCAAACCTTGCCCTTACCGGCATTTCTAGCGTCACCCTTCCTGGATCTACCTCTGGCAGCGCTCAAATTATCCCTACCGCTATTGCCGGAACCGGCACCGTCATTACGCTTCCGGCCACAACTGGTACGGTTGCGTTGACCGGAAACAAGCTCAGCGTATTTGCTGCAACATCCTCTTCTGAGCTTGCCGGGGTTATCTCTGATGAAACCGGATCTGGCGCGTTGGTATTTGCCACCAGCCCAACGTTGGTTACGCCAGCGCTTGGAACTCCAGCAAGCGGCGTGCTCACAAATGCTACGGGCCTTCCAATCAGCACGGGTGTTTCTGGCCTTGGAACTGGCGTTGCAACGTTTCTTGCAACTCCATCTTCGGCAAACCTAGTAGCAGCGGTAACCGATGAGACTGGCTCTGGCGCATTGGTCTTTGCCACCAGCCCAACGTTGGTTACGCCCGCTCTTGGTACGCCGTCAAGCGCTACGCTCACCAATGCAACTGGCTTGCCAATCAGCACCGGTGTGTCTGGCCTTGGAACTGGCGTTGCCACGTTCCTTGCCACGCCGTCTTCGGCAAACCTTATCTCTGCCATTACCGA